GTCGACGCCGCTGGCGGTGTTCCGGGACGGCCGACGGGCGGGGGCGGACGATCCGCTGGCCCGGCTGCTGGCGCGGCCGAACGGCGAGCAGGCGGGGGTGGAGTTTCTGGAGGGGCTGTACGGCGCGCTGCAGACGGCGGGCAATGCCTATGTCGAGGCGGCCGGGGAGACGGTCCCCGACGAGCTGTGGAGCCTGAGGCCGGACCGGGTGAAGGTGGTGCCGGGGCGGCACGGCTGGCCCGAGGCTTATGACTATTCCGTCGACGGACGGTCGGTGCGGATCGGGCGGGCGCCCGACGGCTGGTCGCCGGTGCTGCATCTGAAGCTGTTTCACCCGACCGACGACCACTATGGCTTCTCGCCGCTGGAGGCGGCGGCCTTCGCCATCGACGTGCACAATGCGTCGGGGGCCTGGAACAAGGCCCTGCTGGACAATGCGGCGCGGCCGTCCGGGGCCCTGGTGTTCGGGGCCAAGGACGGCGAACGGCTGACGGCCGAACAGTTCGACGCGCTGAAGGCCGAGATGGCCGAGGCGCATCGCGGCGCGGCCAATGCCGGGCGGCCGCTGCTGCTGGAGGGCGGGCTGGACTGGAAGCCCATGAGCTGGACGCCGGCGGACATGGACTTCATCGCCGGCAAGCACGCGGCGGCGCGCGAGATCGCCCTGGCCTTCGGCGTGCCGCCGCAGCTGCTGGGGATCCCGGGGGACGCGACCTACGCCAACTATCGCGAGGCCAACCAGGCCTTCTGGCGGGGCACGGTGGTGCCGCTGGCGAGGAAGACGGCGGCGGCCCTGACCGGCTGGCTGGGCGCGCGGTTTCCGGGCGCGGAGGTCGTGGCCGATCTGGACCAGGTCCCGGCCCTGTCGGCCGAGCGCGATGCCCTGTGGGCGCGGCTTGAGGCGGCGAGTTTCCTGACGCCCGAGGAGCGGCGGGAGATGGCGGGGGTGGGGACGTGAGGGGTAGGCGGTAGGGGTAGGCAGTAGGCAGCAGGCAGCAGGCAGCAGGCATTCGCGAGGCTGGCGGTCGTCGAAAGGCGGTCGGCTTCACTGCCTACTGCCTACTGCCCTTGTTCAGGAGTTCCGCGATGACGGAGACCAAACGCATCCCCGTCGCCCTGATCGCCGCCCTGGCGGTGCAGACGGTCGGCGGTCTGGTGTGGGCCGGGGGGGCGGCGGCGCGGATCGGGGCGCTGGAGCAGCGGGTCGCCGAGCAGAGGCTGGTGGCGGAGCGGCTGGCCCGGCTGGAGGAGCAGGGCCTGGCCATGCGGGCGTCGCTGGAGCGGATCGAGGGGCGGTTGGAGGGGGGCGGATGAGCGGGGCAAGGCCTTCTCCCTCCCCCGCGGGGGAGGGCAGGTCGCGAAGCGACCGGGTGGGGGCGGCCAGGCAATACAAGGCCGACCTGAGTCTGGATCGCCCTGGCCCTCCCACCCGGTCGCCGCTTCGCGTCGACCCCCCTCCCCCGCGGGGGAGGGAAAACGACGGCTTTCTCACTATCGCCGGCCACGCCTCCCTGTGGGGCACGGCCGACCTGAACCGGGACGTGGTGGCGAAGGGGGCCTTCAGGGCGAGCCTGATCCGCAGCGGTTCGGGGGCCGTGAAGATGCTGCACCAGCACGAGGGGCGCGCGCCCGTCGGCGTGTGGGACGAGCTGCGCGAGGACGAGGCCGGCCTGTTCGTCCGGGGACGGATCATGGACTGGTCGCCCGAGGCGCGCTTCGCCCAGGCCCTGGCGCGGGCGGGGGCGATGGACGGGCTGTCGATCGGCTTCCGCTCGGTGCGGGCGCGGCGCGAGGGGCGGCTGCGGGTGCTGGTGGAGGTGGATCTGTGGGAGGTGTCGCTGGTGACGTTTCCGATGCTGCCGGGGGCGCGGTTCACCCGACCTTGACGCCTGACACCGCCGGGAGCGCTCCTGCGGCCCCGGGGGGATCTCAGCCTTCTGAGCGGGCGATGCTGTGCCTGGCCCGCCGCGCCGCCACCAACTGCGCGATCCCGGCCAGGCCCCGCTTCGTCAGCAGGGCGCGGGTCAGCCAGAAGGCGGGGATGGCGGCGAAGATGGGGTGAAAGTCGAGGGCGACGATCAGGAACAGGGCCAGAAGCACCCCTCCGGCCACGACGCCCAGGCGGATGAGGGCGAGGTCGGCGGCGGGCGGTGGCTCGGCCTCGGGCACAGCCCCGGCCTTCTTGCTGAACAGCAGATGGAGGAGCGCCCTGGCGGCGGCCTCCGGCGGGGGCGTCTCCGGCGTGGGCCCGGGGGGATCGGGGTCTTCCTGCGGGCGGCGCAGGGGGCCGGCCTCGAGAATGACCTCCACGCGGGTGGGGCGGTCGTGAGGGATGGCGCGACCGTCCTCGTCGAGGCGGAAGACCTGATCGACGACGTCGCCGACGAGGTCGACGGCGGTCAGGTCCTGGCCATAGGCGTCGCCGTGCAGGGCGATCAGCCGCCCCTCGGCCAACTCGATCTGGAAGGCGACGGGGTGCGCCAGGTGATCGATCTGGACGTGGATCGTGCCCAGGCGACCGGTTCGGGTGTCGGCCGGGCCCGGATAGGCGCTCTGCGCCTTCCGGGATGACGCGGGGCGGCCGCGGTCGACGACGGTCTCGGTGAAGAAGATCGGCCCGTAGAGGCGCCGCCGACCGGGCAGGCTGTCCGCGATCTGGTCGGCGAGGTCGGGGGCCTCGGACCCGAGTTCCCAGGCGAGGCCGTCGAGGGCGGCGCGTTCGAGGGGGGTGTAGCCGTTGCCCATGGCCCACCCTAGCCGCGTTGCGCCGGGATTGAGAAGGCGGGGCAGACTTGTCCCTCACCGGCGGCTTCGCCGCCTTCCCCTCCCCTGAGGGGGAAGGGAGACTTTGGCGGCCTGGTTCGCCTTGCCGCCCCCACCCGGTCGCTTCGCGACCACCCTCCCCCGAGGGGGAGGGAGAGAAACCTGGAGCACAGATGAAAGAGACCAAGCAGGTCTCGGGTTCGCCCGAGGCGGGGACGGCGCTGCATGCGGTGATGGCGGCGTTCGAGGCGTTCAAGGACGCCAATGATCAGCGGCTGGCCGAGATCGAGCGGAAGATGGTGGCCGATGTGCTGCTGGAGGAGAAGGTGGCGCGCATCGACGCCGCGGTGGCGGGGGCGCAGGCGCGGCTGGATCGGGTGGTGTCGGAGGCGCGGCGGCCGGTGCTTGAGGCGAAGAGCCCCTCCGTCTCGGCCTATGGCCGAGCCACCTCCCCATTCCTGCGGAACGGGGAGGAGACGGGCTTTTCGGACTACATGCGGGCCGGGTTCGGGCTGGAGGTGAAGGCGGGGCTGTCGACGGCGGCGGACTCGGGCGGCTACGTCGTGCCCGAGCAGACCGAGCGGGCGATCGAGCGCCGGCTGATGGCGGCGTCGCCGATGCGCGAGATCGCCACGGTGCGGACGGTGGGCGCTGGCGTGTTCAGAAAGCCGGTCTCCACCGCGGGGATCGAGGCCGGCTGGGTGGCGGAGACGGCCGCGCGGCCGGAGACGGACCCGGCGACCCTGGCCCTGCTGGAGTTCCCGTCGGCCGACCTCTACGCCAGCCCGGCGGCCACGCAGACCCTGCTGGACGACGCCCTGATCGATCTGGACGACTGGCTGGCCAGCGAGGTCGAGGACGCCTTCGCCGCCCAGGAGACCCAGGCCTTCGTGACCGGCGACGGGGTGAACAAGCCGAAGGGGTTCCTGGCCTATGAGGCGGTGGCCGAGAGCGCCCATGAGTGGGGCAAGATCGGCTATGTCGCCTCGGGCGCCGCGGGGGCCTTTGCGAGCTCCAGCCCGGTGGATCGGCTGATCGACCTGATCTATGCGCCCAAGGCCCGGTATCGGCCGAACGGCCGGTTCGTGATGAACCGCAAGACGGTCTCGACCGTGCGCAAGTTCAAGGACGCGGACGGCAACTATGTCTGGCAGCCGGCGACCCAGCCGGGCCAGCTGGCCAGCCTGCTGGGCTATGCGGTGACCGAGATCGAGACCATGCCGGACGTGGCGGCCAACAGTCTGTCGATCGCCTTCGGCGACTTCCAGCGCGGCTATCTGATCGTCGACCGGGCCGGGGTGCGGGTGCTGCGGGACCCCTATTCGGCCAAGCCCTATGTGCTGTTCTACACGACCAAGCGCGTCGGCGGCGGGGTGCAGAATTTCGACGCGGTGAAGGTGATGAAGTTCAGCGCGACCTAGGTCGCGCTGAACCGGGCCTAGAGGGTAGGGCTTAGGGCTTAGGGAGGATACGGGGCGGTCCAAGCCCTAAGCCCTAAGACCTAAGCCCTCGATTTTTCTGACAATCGAGGTGTCGACATGACCGCACCCGTCTCGCTGACGGAAGCGAAGCTGTTCCTGCGCGTCGAGCACGAGGCGGAGGATGGGCTGATCCAGACCCTGGTGGATGCGGCGCGCGCCAGGGTGGAGGGGGAGGTGGGGCTGAGCCTGACCTCGACCAGTCCCGCGCCGCTGCGGCTGGCGGTGCTGATGCTGGCGCTGCGGGCCTATGAGCGCGCCGATCCTGGCGCTGCAGCCGGGATGACGATGGCGATCGGGCCGGTGGAGGCCTGGATCGCGCCCTATCGGGCGGTGAGGTTGTGAGCGCGATGAGGGTGCTGGCCGGCCTCTATGAGGTCGAGACGGCCGAGACGCCGTATGGCGGGCTGGCGGTCAGCTATGAGCCGCTGGGCCATGCCTGGCTGAGGCTGGGGGCGCGACGGCGGCGGGAGCGGACCGAGGCCGGGCGGACGGTGGGGGTGGAAACGGCCACGGCGGAGACGCGGGCCGATCCGCGG